CCCCTTGGTTCACCGCCCGTTACCCGAAGATCAGCAAACCTGACACGCAGGGCAAGTTCGCGGACGGCAAGTACAAGACCGATGGCGTCCTGGATGATGATGAATACAAGGCCACTGAGAAGAAGCTGAAGGAAGCCGCGAAGCAGCTTTGGCCTGACGTGCCTGTCGATGAAATCTCACTGCCGATGAAGACCTTCTACAAGTCCAAGGAAGACAAAGAGAAGGGTGAGGACGATGGACGCGGTATCGTCCTAAAGTCTCAGTACAAGCCGGCGTGCTTCGACAGCAAGAAGAAGAAGCTCCCCGAAGGCGTGCAACTTGGTGGCGGTTCTGAAATCCGCGTTGCCTCTGCCATCTTCCCCTGGAGCAAGACCGAGAAGGTCAAGGTGAAAGACCCTAAGACCGGTAAGGTCACGGTCGAGGAAGGTACTGAGCATGGCGTTGGTCTTCGCCTGGGTGACGTGCAGGTCCGCAAGCTTGTTGAGTTCGCCGGCTCTGGTGACGGCTCTGCCTTTGACGAGGTTGAGGACGGCTTTGAGTTTGAGGGGAACGACGAGGCTGGCGGCGAGCAGTTTGACGATAGCGCTGACGGTCTCTAAATGGGCGCGTTCTTTTCTCTTGACATCCTCGTCCTTAGCATCGCTCTTTGGCTGGCCAGTATCGTGGGCTGGCTGATGAACCTTTGGGACGTAGTTGTCGGGTTCGTCCACTCAACGCCAATGACTACGCTGTTTATTGGTAGGCTCATTGGTTTGGTGGTGGCACCGCTGGGTGCAATTCTCGGCTACTTCTAAATGGCCGAGCCTCTGCTTATCCAGGCTCGTTACCGCAACAAGCTTGAACGGCAGATTGGTGATCAACTCAACGCTGCGGGTGTCTCGTTTGAGTACGAGCCCCGCAATGTTGAGTACACCGTGCCGTCACGCAAGGCGAAGTACCTGCCTGACTTCTGGCCTAAAGACGCGACTACGGGCGAACCCCTGACCATCATTCTTGAGGGCAAGGGGTACTTCTGGGACAGCGCAAGAGACCGACAGAAGCTCATTCTGGTCCGCGAGAGCAATCCAGAATTGGATATTCGTATCGTGTTCTCTGACGCATCCAAACCGATCTACAAAGGAAGCAAGACGACCTATGGAGCCTGGGCGACAGCCAACGGCTTCAAGTGGTGTGACCACGGTATCGTCCCTCCTGCGTGGCTCAAGGAAATGAAGGGAAAGAAGCGTTGACCAACGTTAGTGTTGCGAACGACCTGCGCCTCACGCCTCAAGCCAAGACCGTTCTCCTGCACCTTCGCAAGCAGGGTGGTCATATCTCTCCTGCCGAGGCGCTGATTGTCTACGGGATCAGCCGGCTTGCCGCGTGCGTCTACGAAATCCGACAGGCTGGCTACAACGTGGACAGCGAACTGCGCCGAGACGCGCAGGGCCACAAGTATACGAACTACCGCCTGATGAATGGCTAACTTTGAGCGGCATGAGCCATGCCCGAATTGCAAGTCGCATGACGCCTTAGCACGCTACAGTGATGGCTCAGCGACTTGCTTCTCCTGCAAATACTATGAACACGGAGACGGTAAGACGGTCGAAGAGACTACGGTAGAAGAAAAGGACTGGACCCCGGTTCATGGTGACGTGCAGGCAGTCCCAACCCGAGGGTTATCTGAAGAGACCTGCAAGACCTGGGGCTACGAGGTTGGTGAGTACAAAGGCAAGCCGTGTCACATCGCCAACTACCGAGACGAAAAGGGTCGTCTAGTCGGACAGAAGATCAGGATGGGTGGTAAGAAGTTCGCCTTCCTGGGCGCCGGTAAGAACGCCCCGCTCTACGGGCAGTGGCTTTGGACTGGCGGCAAGCATCTAGTGATCACTGAGGGCGAGATTGACGCTCTCTCTATGTCCCAGGCGTTCGACAACAAGTGGCCGGTGGTCTCGCTTCCGAATGGAGCGCAGTCCGCTGAGAAGGCTATCAGCAACGCCTACGAGTGGCTGAATAGCTTCGGCCGCATCGTCCTAATGTTCGACATGGACGAACCTGGGCAAGAAGCGGCTCAGAAGGTTGCGGCGCTCCTACCTCCAGGGAAGGCGGCTATCGCTGTGCTCCCGGAGAAGGACGCCAACGATGTGCTGCGGGAGCAAGGTAAGGCAACCCTCCTGCGGGCGTTCTGGGACGCGCCTATGTGGAAACCTGACGGCATATACAGTGGCGAAGAGTTCACCCTGGACATGCTCAAGGAAGCGGCGAACGTCGGGTATCCTCTGGACTACCCCAAGCTCCAGGAACGCACCCTTGGGCTTCGTAAAGGCGAGATAACGCTTCTTACGGCCGGCTCAGGCATCGGGAAGTCTACCTGGGCGAAGGAAATGGCGTTCTACCTTCACCAGAAATATGGCTGCACACTGGGCAACGTATTCCTGGAAGAGAACAAGAAAAAGACCGCCCAGACCTACATTGCCATCTACAACAACGTACCCCTGGGGAAGCTCAGGGCCAAGCCTGACATTCTTGCTGACGAGAAATGGGACGAAGCGCTCCAGAAGGTCGTGCGGCAACGCATGTACTTCTATGATCACTTCGGGTCACTGGAGAGCGCAAACCTCCTGGCGAAACTTCGCTACCTTGCTGTCGTCTGCAAAGTAGACTTCATCATCCTCGACCATATCAGCATCGTCACCTCCGGTATCGAGAGCAGTGGTGAGGGTGAGCGTAAAGACATTGACATTCTGATGACGCGTCTCCGGTCACTCGTGGAAGAGACTGGCGTGGGTGTCATTGCAATCGTCCATCTAAAGCGCGCTCAGGGCAAGACGTTCAACGAAGGTGATCAGGTATCGCTCACGGACCTTCGTGGCTCCGCGTCACTTGAGCAACTGTCGGACAACGTGTGGGCTCTGGAGCGTGACCAGCAAGCGGATGGCCCTAAGGGAGTGCAAGCTCGCATTAGGGTACTGAAGGAACGTGAGACCGGCGACACAGGCGAGGCAGACTTGCTTGAGTACGACCGTAGCACTGGAAGGCTGCAACTGGCGCCCAGTGAATGTCCATTTGACGAGGTAATCGAAAATGTCCATGAAGAAAGACACTGAGTTCTACGTTGTCGAGACCAACGGTGATTGGTCAGACCCTTTCAGTACTTACAAGGAAGCCTATGACTACGCTGTGTTTCAGGTGACGGCTACGTATAGCCCCGAGATTTGGAAACGCGAGCGTGTCGCGGTTATGGACCAAGAAGTCTGCGTTACCAAAGCTAAGTGAAGCGCCTACTGTTTGACACAGAGGGCAACGGACTACTCCCCACTCTGACTAAGATGCACTGCATCGCTGCGTGCGACGTTGATACGCGGGAGACGTTTGAGTGGGGGCCGAAGGAATTACCCAGTGCGCTGGAGACCTTGGCGAAAGCCGACAGGCTCATAGCGCACAACGGCATTCGGTACGACTACCCGGCACTGGAGAAGCTTTATGGCTTCAAGGTGCCGGATGAAGTGGGTTTAGACAGTCTCGTCATTGTACGGACGATCTACCCTAACATCAAAGAACTCGACAGCAAGTTCAACAAGACCCTCCTAGCCCGAGGTGAAGAGCCTATGGGCAAAGACTTCGGTAGTCATTCAGTGTCGGCTTGGGGGCGGCGCTTGGGTGTCCCGAAGCTCCATAAAGACATTGAAGACTGGTCTAAATGGACCGCGCAGATGCAAGAGCGCTGCGTGGGGGACGTGCAGACCCAATTGAAACTCTGGGACTACCTGAAGGTCGATAGCTATTCGGCCCAAGCGCTGACACTGGAACACAGGGTTGCGCGGCTGGTCGAGAAGATCACTGCCGCCGGCTGGCCGTTCGACTATGACGCGGCTGTTCGCCTGCATATCAAGCTGGTCGAGGAACAAGAAGAAGCCGAGAAGGCACTGCGTCAAGAGTTCAAAGGCTGGACGAAGGAAACTACCTTCATCCCTAAAGTGAACAACAAAGCGCGCGGGTACGTCAAAGGCGTCCCGTTCATCAAGAAGACCTTCATAGAGTTCAACCCTAAGAGCCGGCCGCACATCGCGCGTGCGCTGAAAGAGCTTGGCTGGGAGCCTACTGAGTTCACAGAGAGTGGACAGCCAAAGCTTGATGACGAAGTTATCGAGAGCCTTGCGGCTACGTTTCCGCAGTCAAAGGGCCTTGGGCACTACCTTCTAGTCACGAAGCGCATCGGACAAGTCGCCACTGGCAAAGAGGCTTGGCTTCGCCACGTCAGTGAAGAGCATCGGATACATACTGAGTACAATCCGATGGGTGCGGTTACGTCGCGCGCTTCACACTTCAAACCTAACATTGCTCAGGTGCCTGCGGTCTCGTCAGAGTACGGGCCGGAATGTCGCGCGCTCTTCACCGTCCCTAAGGGATGGGAAATGGTGGGCGCTGACATGGCGGGGCTGGAGGGTCGGTGCTTCGCGCACTATCTCTTCAAGCATGATGGCGGTAAGTATGGTGAAGCCGCGCTCAGCGGTGATCCTCACTGGGCCGTGGTACTCGCTGTTGCGTACTTCCCTCAGGGGACGGTCCGTGACAAGCATGATGACCTACACACCCTCATTCGCGAGCAAGGCGCCAAGCGTCTCTTCTATGGGATGCTCTACGGCAGTGGTGACGAGAAGGCCGGGCGTATCGTGCTCGACGCGTGCCGTATGGCGCGCAACGCTTTTCCTGAAGCTGGCACAGCGATCTACCGAATGTTCTTCGGGGAAGACGAGGCGCCTAACTCAAGGGCTCTGAAGCACGTTGGACGCGCCGCCAAGCGTGCGGTGATCCAGGGCATTGATGGCTTTGAGAAGCTGAAGCTCACCATCGGCTACTACGCTCAGAAGGGCTACCTCCCTGGGCTCGACGGTCGGCGCTTGCCGGTGCGGTCAGAGCACTCTGCTCTCAATACGCTTCTTCAGAGCGCTGGTGCCATCCTGTGCAAGCAATGGATTTGCGACAGCTACGACGCGCTCATAGCTGACGGCCTCAAATGGGGCTGGGATGGAGACTTCGTATTCCTTGGCTGGATACATGACGAACTTCAGGTTGCCTGCCGAGACGGACTGGGAGACAGAATTGGAAGAGTGCTTACCAGCGCCGCGAGAAGGGCAGGAGAACCATTCAAGTTTAGGATCAAGCTGGACAGTGACTACAAAATCGGACGAACGTGGGCTGACACTCACTAATGCCCCGAGCATAGAGCGGCAGCTTATGAAGGTACTGGACGAAGCATGGCTGCGTGGCTTCACAGTCCAGAGCCGATTTGCTCGCGCTCACGCGGAGCTTGTCGCTATGGCAGCTTCGCTTCAACTCATTTCCAGTCGCATCAACAGAGACCTGTTTGGGTGTGAGTGGCAGATCACTAGCAAGGGCCTTAGGTGGCTCAATGAGAACAAGGAACTGAAATGAAGACGGTAGAACGAGTGAACGTGCGAGCGCTTCAGGCTGCGGTGGTGGCGTTGATTGGCCCTAAGGGGGCTGAGGTGCTTGAGAGCCTGTATGATACGCTGGATAACTTTGAGGCTCAGCTTCATGTTGAGCTTGACGATGAAGCTTATGAAGCCGGCCATCGGGAAGGCTTCAAGGAAGGTTACGATGCAGCGATGGAGGCTGTGTATGGCGAACAACCCGCTATCCCCAGTCCCGTCATTTGTCTTCCCGACCAGACCGCCGAGCATGACGCCGAGGTTGCCTCTGCCGTAGCCTCTCTGGAGAGCTACTACGAAGGCGACGAGGCAGCTTACGATGAAATGATTGCAAACGCTAAGAGTGCGACAGACTGGGTGTAATGGCGAAACAACTTCTTCTCATTGACGGCGACCAGTATCTCTACCGTAGCTGCGCCGCATGTGAGAAAGACGTTCGCTGGGATGAAGAGAACCATGCTCTTGTCGCTAATGAACAAGAGGTGTGGGACACGGTACAGGGAGCGCTGAAGAAGGTCTTTGATCACTTCGGCACTTCCGAGCACGTCATGGCTATGGGTGAAGGCCCGTACTTCCGGCACGCTATAGACCCTAACTATAAGGGTGGACGGACGCGTAAGCCCCTCTGCTTCTACGATGTGCGTGAGCGCATGATGGCGCAGTATCACATCGTCACGATGAAGGGGATTGAGGCTGATGACGTGCTTGGCATTCTAGCGACCAAGCCTAACGACTTCGACAAGATCATTGTCTGTAAGGACAAAGACCTGAAGCAAATCCCAGGGAAACTCCT